AATCCTCTAAATGCTCCTGCATCATTAAATTGATCGGCAGCACTCTGTGCACCTTCACTTAATCTTACTCCATCTTTAGGATAATCATTAGATAACCATATACTTGTTTCTTGTAAGTTAATTGTTAATCCAACACCAGCTGGATGTCCATTCTCTAGGAATGCTGGACCTTGAGGTGCATAGTCTACGTTAACATCTGTAATGAAAGCAGGTTTAAAATTTATGTGACTTTGGTTACCATTCAAGGTATGAATACGACAATGTGCTTCTTTAGGATATTTCAATGATAATCCTAAGCTACCGGTTCCTCTCTCAGGTAAAATATCTTTCTTCAAAGTGTTAATCATCTTTTCTATAGTAAGAGTTTCTTCTGCACTTTGTGGCCACAACTGCCAACTAAAGCTATAGTTCTTTAGTTTCACTCCTTTGAAAAATGCAGTAACATGAGGGTTTGGTACTTGACCTAATAATGCTCCACCAATACCAGAAAGCCTTGCAGATGGTGATAGAGCAGATTGTATTATCGCACCAGCATCAGCTGGGCTTGCGTTAGATATTGTTTTTACACCTTGTCCAATAGCTCTTCCAACAATTGATCCAGCTTGTTCTGCATCTGTTGCCGCTCCAAGATCTCTAACAACATCCTCTATCTTTCCTGCAACCTTACCAACAATTGCTCCAAGTTCAACTGTACTATAATCAACACCTTGATTGTCTTGCATCTGATTTGGAACTGGTAAAAAATAATGTCTCCTTACTGTTTCAGTTCTTGTTCTTCCTTGTGTGCCTGTACTACCACCACTAATACCAACGCCTTCACCAGCACCAGCACTACCACTACCACCTTGTCCAGAAGAATTGTATTCAAACTCAACCATTGCCATATGAAAACAATAGTCTGCTGATAAATCAGATGGAAATGAAAATCCTTGATCTGTTGCTCGAAAGCCAGCTTTCTTAGCTTTGATAATTTGGTTTTGTGTCTTAGCTCTGGATTGTATTCCAACTGGATTTCTACTACCACCAGCCCCAGATAATATATTCGACATATAAATATTCCTATGAGTTACAAAGGTAAATTCCGTCCACAAAATCCACATAAATATAACGGAGACCCCACTAACATTATTTATAGAAGTTCGTGGGAACTTAAACTTATGATCTATTTAGATGAACATAAGGACATCATTCAATGGGCAAGCGAAGAGTTTTGTATACCATATAAGAGCCCAATTGATGGAAGGATGCACAGATACTTTCCAGATTTCTGGATAAAAAAAAGAAGCGGAAGATGTATACTCATAGAAGTAAAACCATACAAACAAACACAACCACCAGATCCAGCAAACAAAAACAAAACTAAGACTGGAAGAGTAAGCAGAAGATATTTGCAAGAAGTAAAAACATATGGTATCAATGAAGCTAAGTGGAAAGCTGCATATGCTTACTGTAGAGATAGAAAGTGGGACTTTAAAATTATGACAGAGAAAGAATTAGGTCTTTAATGGCAAGTTATATCTTTCAAGACTTACTGTCTCGAGGACCTGCAAGCATGAGAAACAATGTTGCTGATGCAAGAAATTGGTTGTCAGATAATATAAAACAAGTTCAAACAAATAGAATTATGGCTGATAGAGATAGAATGGTTGATAATCCATCTATTGGTCGTATGTATATGTTCCAATATGATCCAAAAACAAAAGACAAACTACCATACTATGATAGATTTCCATTGATATTTCCAGTTGGTAGTGCTCCAGGAGGATTCACAGGTTTGAATCTTCATTACCTTCCTCCACTAGGTAGAGCTAAACTTATGGATGGTTTATGGCCTTTAATTGATAATGAAAACCTTACTGAGAGAGCTAGATTGAATATTTCATATGATACACTCAAGGGTGCGTCAAGATTAAGATACTTCAAGCCATGTCTGAAAAGGTATCTAAATAACCATGTAAGGTCTCGTTTTGTAACGGTATATCCTGAAGAATGGAATGTTGCTGTGTTTTTACCAACAGAACGATTTGCTAAAGCTAGCAAACAGCAAGTATATAGAGATTCAATTGGTAAGTATTAATGGCTATAACAGATTTAATTAACAGGATAGGAACTGGACTCAGTCAGTTCGAAGGCTTTCTTGGTGTTGGGGCTGATGGTGGTTCAACAAGATTCAATGTAGCAAAGTTAAGATCAGATCTCAATACAATGGGTGGTCTAGCAAGACCTCCTTTGTTTCTCACAACAGTACTACCTCCAAGAGCTCTTATTTCAGAAGGACCACAGCCATTACTTTGTAGTTCAGCAACTCTGCCAGGTAAACAAATTATACCAGTTGATCATAAAAGATTGGGATATGGTACTCTTGATAGAAGAGTATCAGGAGCTGTAATGCCAGATGTTAGCTTGACTTTCTTTGTTGGAACCAATGGAGAACCACTAACATACTTCAATAAATGGCTAGATAACATATTTTATACAGATGCTAGACAAGGAGCAGAAGGTCGTAGTCCTACAAGCAATACACCAACATTCAATATTAGATTTAGATCTCAATATATTTCAACAGTACAGATTGCATGGTTTGACGAAGCACACAATCAGTTTATAGAATATACATTACATGAATGTTTTCCAATGCAGATTGGTGATGTATCATTAGCTTGGGCAGAGAATGACTCATTTGCATCTGTAGCAGTTAACTTTACGTATAGATATTATACACTCAACACTATTCAGATATCTGAAACAGCAGCTGGAGGAGGATTCCTTGGTTTGATAAAGAATGGTCTTGGAGTTGTATCAAGATTAAACAATAGTAGATTACAAGGATTTGGAATTAATGATCTACTCAATCCTAACTTGAGCAATGTCACCAGAACTGGTCTGGCATTAGGAGCTATAAACAACACGTTCAAGTTATTTTAATATGGAGGATACAATATGGGATTACCAGTAATCCAACATCCTACTTTTGGTTTGACAATTCCGTCAACAAAAGAAGAGATAAGATATAGACCATTCTTGGTCAAAGAAGAAAAGATTCTATTGGTTGCACAACAAACAGGACAACCAGATGAGTTTATAAAAGCTATGATACAAGTACTTAACAATTGTACGATGGATTATAGTGTTGATAAGCTAGCAAGTTTTGATATTGAATATATGTTTTTGAAACTCAGAGCTAGCAGCGTTTCCACTCTTGCAAAACTTCAAATATGGGATGAAGAAATAGAAGACTATGTTCCTGTAGAAGTTGATCTTGATAAGGTAGAATGTTCTGGTGATATACCAAATAACATTATAGATGTTAATGATGATATAAAGATTGAGTTAAGACCTCCATCATTTACAGATCTTCTTGTATTAGGTGATAATGACCAAATGTCAGAATCTATTGATATGGTTGCAAGAGTTATCCAAAGAATATATCAAGGAGAAGAAGTATTTGAACTTCAAGACTTCTCTGATGAAGAACAAGCAGATTTTGTTAACTCACTTCCTGCAGAAACATTCCAAAATATACAATCATTCTTAACTGGATTGCCTTCTGTACAGATGGAAGTTGACTATAAAATTAAAAAGAATGGTAAGAATAAAAATAAGAAAACAACACTCAAAGGACTAAATGATTTTTTCTAATTGTGCTGTCCCATACTAATCTACCAAATTACTATCAGACGATGTTTAGTATGGTTCAGCATCATAAATACAGTATAAGTGAACTAGAAAATTGTTATCCTTTTGAACGTGATCTATATGTTGATATGTTATTAGAATACTTAGAATCACAGAAAGAAGAGTAGCATGGCACAAAAGAAGTTACAGAAAGATTCAGAGTACAATAAGTACGATTTAGATGGAGATGGAATTGTGACTGACGAGGAGATGGCTGCTATAGCAAAAATTGAAGAAATAGAAATGCAAGAAGAGAAAGCAGATGCTCAAAGACGCATGGCATGGATTGCTATGGCTGCAATGATCATCTTTACTGTACTTGCAATGATTCCAGGATTCATTCCTGAAACTAGATTAAAATTACTTGGAGACTTGTCAGCTCTATTCTATATTGGTATGGCTGGTGTGGTCGGTGCTTATATGGGTATGACAGCATACATGAGTAAAAAATAATGTCAACTCTTGCTGCAGTTAACGAGACCCTTCTTGATATCAAGGGTCAATTAGTTAGAAACAACACTAAGTTAGATAGAGTTGCTGCAGTTAAACCTATGCCTTCTGGTCCAAGAGATTTGACTGAAAGAGAAAGAACAGGTCAAACTTCTGCAGAAGCAGCAAGAGAAGGACTTAAAGAAAGAGCTGGTGCAAAGCCAACTGGCACTGGTGTTGGAGGTTTAATAGATAAAGTTCCAAGTCCAACAGGTAACAGAGGACTTGATCTCGCAGCATTAGCTGGATTAGCTGGATTGATTGTAGCATTTAGAAAACAGATTGCAGACTTTCTCAAAGGATTCTTTAGTGGTCTAACAAAAGCATTTGAAGAGGAAATTGCAGCGTTTAGAGAATTAGCTCAAGGTTATGTAAGAGATTTTGAAAAGAGTCTCATAACAGGAGCTACAGCAGGATTTCTATCCGCGCGAAAAAGATTCAATAATTTATTAGTACAAGCTCAAGACAGATTTAAAACAGCAATAGATGTAGAAGAAATTGAACAAAAAAGAAGATCTGCAAGAGGTGGAGCGCCTGGTGAACCAATACCAGAACGCACAAGAACTCCTAAAGGTGGTATGGGTGGTGTTGATGATTTAGATCCTAGTGCTGGGCGAAAGCCTACAGGTACAGGTACTGGTGGCGCACCAGATCAACCAAAAAGACCAACAAGAACTCAATTGTTG